ATGACTGAGACCATCCGGGAACAGATTCTCGCCATCAGGGACACCGGCCTGACCAACATGTTCGATGTTCGGACGGTACAGCGGCTGGCCTTTGACCAGGACTTCTACGAACTGGTCTGCTACCTGGAGGAGCACCGCAAGGAGTACGTTCGCTTCATCATGTTCGGCGATGAATAAGCCCTTGCCGCCAAGAGAGCCGGATGGCTCTTTTGGTCGTATATTACACAAGAATCCTCCGCGATATTTGTTCAGTATATGCCCGATAATTGACTTGCTATTATGTGCTTTTGGAGCGAATATACAGTCACCGAAAGGAAAAACAACAAAGAAAAACGGGGGCAAACACCATGAAAAACGCTTACGAACTGAGAGCACACTTCGGAACCATCGGCGACTGGAACACCAGCATCAGCCGCAAGGAATTCGAGCAGCTTTTCCACAAGACCGCCGAGAAGGTTACCTTCACCTTTGGCGGCTGGGATGGCAAGAGCTACGACGGCGAGAGCCACCCCTCCGCCAACTGGCTGGTCGATGTCCGCAAGGCGAACTGAGGAGGGCTGGACAATGTGGAGCGAAGGAACTATCGGAATCCCGGATGCGAAGGACAAGGACAGATACACGGTCTGCCATTACTGGGTCAAGCACTACGACGAGCCCAGCGAGACCTACGGCATCAACGGAGGCAAAATCAGCAAGCTCATGATTAAGGTGAACGGCATCATCACCGCCAACTACGACAGAGGCTGGGATGTCGAACCGCAGGACGAGCCCACGCGAATGGCCTACAGCATCCTCCTTTACCAGTACAACTGAATCGGGGATTCCCCGAAGAGCGGAGCCGAAAGGCTCTGTCTCTCATATAGAACGATACGACGGCTTGCCGGAAGGCAGGTCATTTTTTATGCCCATCGGAGGTGATGATTTGCGAAAGCTGAAGAAATACAAGCCCACGAAGTTCAAGGCCAAGGACTCCGTCTACGATAAGGACGCAGCGGATTATGCGGTGAACTTCATCGAGTGCCTGTGCCACACCAAAGGCACCTGGGCAAGGAAACCCTTCGAGCTCATCGAATGGCAGGAACAGATCATCCGGGATATCTTCGGTGTCCTCAAGCCCAATGGCTACCGGCAGTTCAACACCGCTTACATCGAAATCCCAAAGAAGCAAGGCAAATCCGAGCTTGCCGCTGCGGTAGCGCTCCTGCTCACCTGCGGTGACGGTGAGGAACGCGCCGAAGTCTATGGCTGTGCCGCTGACCGTCAGCAGGCATCCATCGTGTTCAATGTGGCAGCGGATATGGTGCGGATGTGTCCGGCGCTCTCCAAACGGGTCAAGATACTGGACTCCCAGAAACGGCTCATTTATCAGCCGACGGGCAGTATCTACCAGGTGCTCTCTGCCGATGTCGGCAACAAACACGGTTTCAATACTCATGGTGTGGTGTTTGACGAACTGCATACGCAGCCCAATCGCAAGCTGTTTGATGTCATGACCAAAGGCTCCGGCGACGCCCGAATGCAGCCGCTGTATTTCCTTATCACCACAGCGGGCAACGATACGAAGTCCATCTGCTATGAGATACATCAAAAGGCGCAGGACATCATTGCCGGCCGGAAGATCGACCACACCTTTTACCCCGTTATATATGGTGCAGAGGAATCGGATGATTGGACGGACCCGAAGGTCTGGAAAAAGGCCAATCCCTCCCTCGGCATCACGGTAGGCATTGACAAGGTCAAGGATGCCTGTGAATCGGCGAAGCAGAACCCCGGCGAAGAGAACTCCTTCCGACAGCTTCGTTTGAACCAGTGGGTCAAGCAAGCAGTCCGATGGATGCCCATGGATAAATGGGACAAATGCGAGTCTACCGTCAGCGAGGATGATCTGGAAGGCCGTGTCTGTTACGGCGGTCTGGACTTGTCCTCCACCACGGATATTACGGCGTTCGTTCTGGTGTTCCCACCGGAGGACGAGAACGACAAATACATCATCCTTCCGTACTTCTGGATACCGGAGGACAACCTGGAACTCCGAGTGCGGCGTGACCATGTGCCGTATGATGTGTGGGAGCGACAAGGATACCTCCAAACCACCGAGGGCAACGTGGTTCATTACGGCTACATTGAGAAGTTTATTGAGCAACTTGGCGAACGCTTCAACATCCGGGAGATTGCTTTTGACCGCTGGGGAGCCGTGCAGATGGTGCAGAACCTTGAGGGTATGGGCTTCACGGTAGTTCCTTTCGGACAGGGCTTCAAGGATATGTCCCCACCGACCAAGGAGCTGATGAAACTGGTGTTGGAGCAGAAAATTGCCCACGGCGGACATCCCGTTCTCCGCTGGATGATGGACAACATCTTTATCCGCACCGACCCGGCGGGCAATATCAAGCCGGACAAGGAGAAATCCACGGAGAAAATCGACGGTGCTGTGGCAACAATCATGGCTCTTGACAGAGCTATACGCTGTGGAAATGACAAGACCGAGTCTGTTTATGACAGTCGAGGTCTTTTATTTATATGAAGGGAGCATTTAATATGGGTATCTTTTCAGGTCTTTTCAAATCCAGAGACAAGCCCCAAAACAGAACGGCAGGCAGCAACTATGCCTTTTTCATGGGCGGTACGACATCCGGCAAAACAGTGACCGAGCGGTCTGCCATGCAGATGACGGCGGTGTACTCCTGTGTCCGTATTCTGTCTGAGGCGGTGGCGGGACTGCCGCTTCACCTTTATAAATACACCAACAGCGGTGGCAAGGCCATGGCTCTCGACCATCCGCTGTATCGGCTGCTCCATGATGAGCCGAACCCGGAAATGAGTTCTTTTGTGTTCCGGGAAACGCTCATGACACACCTGCTCCTGTGGGGTAACGCTTACGCCCAGATCATCCGCAACGGCAAGGGCGAGGTCATCGCACTATACCCGCTGATGCCAAACAAGATGTCCGTGGACAGAGATGAAAACGGCCGTCTGTACTACACCTATTATCGTGGCTCGGATGAAGCCATTAAAAATAAGGATTTTGCGGTAACGCTTCAGCCTTCGGATGTGTTGCACATCCCAGGCTTGGGCTTTGACGGTCTGGTTGGTTACAGCCCCATTGCTATGGCAAAGAACGCTATCGGAATGGCGATTGCCTGCGAGGAGTACGGAGCCAAGTTCTTTGCAAACGGTGCGGCGCCCGGTGGTGTGTTGGAACACCCCGGCACCATCAAAGATCCGCAGCGTGTGCGTGAAAGTTGGCAGTCCACCTTCGGCGGCAGCGGAAACGCAAATAAGATCGCCGTGTTGGAAGAAGGCATGAAGTACACGCCTATCGGCATCTCACCGGAGCAGGCGCAGTTTCTCGAAACACGAAAATTCCAAATCAATGAGATCGCTCGAATTTTCCGAGTGCCGCCCCACATGGTGGGTGACCTGGAAAAGTCAAGCTTTTCTAATATCGAGCAGCAATCCCTTGAGTTCGTGAAGTACACTCTTGACCCCTGGGTCATCCGCTGGGAGCAGTCCATTCAGCGGTCACTCCTTTCGCGGGACGAAAAAGCCGTGTATTTCGTGAAATTCAATCTGGAAGGCTTGCTTCGCGGCGATTACCAAAGCCGCATGAACGGGTACGCCATCGGCCGCCAGAACGGCTGGATGTCCGCAAACGACATCCGGGAGCTGGAAAACCTCGACCGCATCCCGGCAGAGGACGGCGGCGACTTGTACCTCATTAACGGCAATATGCTCCCGCTGAAAAATGCGGGTGCTTTTGCAAATACACCTACCGATGACGGAAAGGAGGAAGAAACCGATGAAGAAGTTCTGGAATTGGAAGAACCAGACGGAAACGAACTCGGAGACGCAGGAACAGATACAGAAAAGAACCCTGTTCCTGAACGGGACCATCGCCGAGGAAAGCTGGTTTGACGATGATGTCACCCCGCAGCTTTTCAAGGACGAGTTGATGGCGGGCTCCGGCGACATCACCGTGTGGATCAACAGCCCCGGCGGCGACTGCGTGGCGGCAGCGCAAATCTACAATATGCTCATGGACTACAAGGGCGATGTGACCGTAAAGATCGACGGCATTGCCGCATCCGCAGCGTCCGTCATCGCTATGGCTGGTACAAAAGTACTGGTATCTCCCGTGTCCATGCTCATGATCCACAACCCCATGACGGCGGCATTCGGCAATTCGGATGAGATGCAGAAAGCCATCGATATGCTCGGCAGCGTTAAGGATTCCATCATCAATGCCTATGAAATCAAGACCGGGCTGTCCCGTGCAAAGCTCTCGCACCTCATGGATGCCGAAACCTGGATGGACGCAAATAAGGCGGTGGAACTGGGCTTTGCGGACGAAATCATGCAGAGAGGCACGGAGTCCGAAGATGCGCCTGTGCCCACCGTTTCCATGCTGTATTCCAAGGCGAATGTGGTGAATTCTCTCATGGAGAAGATTGCCGCAAAGTGCGCCATCACTCCGAAACCCACCCGTACACAAAAAGCCGATGAGCTTATGGATCGGCTCAATCTCATTAAAAACTGGAGGTAATTCAATATGACTATCAACGAACTGCGTGAAAAGCGCAACCAGGCTTGGAACGCTGCAAAGGCATTTGTGGAAACCAAGCGCGACAAGGACGGTCTGCTATCCGATGAGGATGCTGCGACCTATGCCCAGATGGAAAAGAAGGTACAGGACTACGGCACCGAAATCGAGCGCATGGAGGCAATGGCTGCGATGGAAGCACAGCTTTCCAAGCCTACTTCCGCACCCATCACCGAAAAGCCCCTGAACGGAAAGAGCGCCGAGGATAAGAAGCCCAAGAGTTTCCTGGCCACCGATTCCTACCGCAGCGGTATGCTCAACGCTCTGCGTACCAACTTCCGTCAGATCAGCAATGTGCTGCAGGAGGGAATCGATGCCAATGGCGGCTATTTGGTGCCGGATGAGTATGACAGCCGTCTCATTCAGGTGTTGAACGAGGAAAACGTTATGCGTTCTCTCGGCACCGCCGTCACCACCAGCGGCGAGCACAAAATCAACATCGCAGCCACCAAGCCTGCGGCTGCGTGGATCGAGGAGGGCGGCGCACTGACTTTCGGTGACGCTACCTTCGACCAGATCATTCTGGATGCCCACAAGCTCCATGTTGCTGTAAAGGTGACCGAGGAGCTGCTCTACGATAACGCATTCAATCTGGAAAACTACATTCTGGAGCAGTTCGGTAAGGCTCTGGCCAATGCCGAGGAGGATGCGTTCATCAACGGCAACGGCACCGGTCAGCCCCTGGGTATCCTCGCCGAAACCGGCGGCGCACAGGTCGGTGTGACTACGAAGTCCTCCGGCAAAGTGACTGCCGACGAGATCATCGACCTGGTGTATTCCCTCAAGCGTCCCTATCGCAAGAACGCTGTGTTCCTTGCTAACGATGCCTGCGTTGCAGAGCTCCGCAAGCTGAAGGACAGCACGGGCCAGTATCTGTGGCAGCCCTCTCTGCAGGCGGGTGAGCCTGACCGTGTATTGGGCTACAAGGTCTACACCTCTGCGTATTTCCCGCTTCCCGCTCCCGGCAAGGCCGCAGTCGCATTCGGTGATTTCAGCTACTACAACATCGGTGACCGTGGCTCCCGTTCCATTGCGGAGCTGAAGGAGCTGTTTGCCGGAAACGGCATGGTGGGCTTTGTTGCCAAGGAGCGTGTGGACGGCAAGCTGGTGTTACCCGAAGCAGTCAAGCTGCTCAAGATGGCATCTGCCTGATGAAAGGAGGCGGCGGTGATGGACGAACTGCTCACCAAGGTGAAAGCCAATCTCATTCTGGAACACACGGCGGATGATGCACTGCTGAAAAGCTACATCACCGCCGCTGTTTCCTACGCCGAAAGCTATCAGCACATCCCGGAGGGGTTCTACAAAGAGAACCCCATGCCGCTCACCACAGAGCAGGCCGTCATCATGCTGTCCTCCCACTTCTATGAATCGAGAGATGGCTCGACAGGCGGCTTCTTTGCGGATAACACCGGAGCGGCACAACAGGTGTGGAACACGGTCAATCTGCTTCTTCGTTTGGATAGGCGGTGGCAGGTATGAGCTTCGGTAAAATGAACGGCTTTGCCGACATCGTGAAAACAAAACAAACAAGGGACAGCGAGGGCTTCACCCATTCCGAGGATGAAGTCCTCGCTTCCGTCCGTGTCTATCGAGAGGGTCGGCACGGCTCCCAGCGTTGGGCAAACCTCGCCGCCTTCAGCGAAGCCACCGACCTGTTCCGCTTTCGGTGCATTCCCTGTCTGACGGTCACTGCCGACCAGTTCCTCGTTACGGAGGACGGGCGGTTCGATATCGTCTCCGTTGAGAATGTCAAGGGACGTGGGATGTATGTGGAGATTTTAGCAAAAAGGAGTGAACCGACCATTGGCAAAGTGTGAAATGAAGCTGCCGGAGGAATTTCTCCTGAAAATCTCCAAACTGGGCAGTGACTTTGACTCTGTTGCAGATACCGTTTTGCAGGCCGGTGGCGAGGTGGTTCTCGCCAAGGTGCGCAGCAACCTCTCCTCCGTTGTGGGCAGGGGTACGAAATACGACTCCCGTTCCACCGGCGAATTAGAAGGTGCGCTGGGCCTTTCTCCGTCCAAGCTGAACCGAAACGGCAACCATGATGTCAAGGTCGGCTTTGCCGAGCCGCGCTCGGACGGCGGCAGCAACGCCAAACTGGCGAATATTCTGGAATACGGCAAGCACGGTCAGCCTGCAAAGCCATTCCTGAAACCCGCCAAAACAGCGTCCAAGCAGGCGTGCATTGACGCCATGACGCAAAGACTCGAAGAGGAGGTCAAGAAGCGATGAGCCTTTTATCCGAACTGAATACACTCCTTGCAGACTGCGGCATCTCTGTAGAGACGGGCATTTTCTCAGATAAAGCGCCGGATTCCTATCTGGTGATTACACCGCTGACGGAGACATTAGAACTCCACGCAGACAACACTCCGGGCTGCGAGACGCAGGAAGCACGGCTATCTCTGTATTCCAAGGGCAGCTACACCAAGCTGAAAAATGCACTCGTCCGTACCCTTCTTGGTGCGGATTTCTATATTACCGACCGCCGGTACATCGGCTTTGAAACCGACACCGGCTATCACCATTACGCCATTGACGTGGCAAAAATCTATGATTTGGAGGTTTAAGACATGGCAACCATCGGTCTTGACAAACTCTATTACGCCAAAATCACCGAGGACGCAGGCGGCGAGGAAACCTACGCTTCTCCGGTGCAGCTGGCAAAGGCCATGACCGCAGAGCTTTCCGTGGAACTGGCGGAAGCGACTCTCTACGCCGATGACGGCGCGGCGGAGATCGTAAAAGAATTCAAAAGCGGCACGCTGTCACTCGGTGTGGATGACATCGGTGCGACCGCCGCATCCGACCTGACAGGCGCGACCATCGACAAAAACGGCGTGGTCGTCTCCGCAAGCGAGGACGGCGGCGAACCCGTAGCGGTGGGCTTCCGTGCAAAGAAGTCCAACGGCAAATACAAGTATTTCTGGCTTTACCGTGTGAAGTTCGGCATCCCGGCCACCAACCTTGCCACCAAGGGCGACAGTATTACCTTCTCCACACCCACCATTGAGGGCACCATTCTGCGCCGCAACAAGCCGGACGCCAAGGGTGCGCATCCCTGGAAAGCAGAGGTCACTGAGGGCGATACCACCGTGACGGCGGCCACCATTTCCAACTGGTATAAGACGGTATACGAGCCGAGCTACGGTGCAAGCGCACCTACTGAATAAGGAGGGTTTTTCACATGGATAATGAAAGAACCGCAACCATCACCATCGGTGATGAGGAATACACGCTGCTTCTCACGACCAAGGCCACCAAGGAGATCGCCGGTCGCTACGGCGGTCTGGAAAACCTCGGCGAGAAGCTGATGAAGTCCGAGAACTTTGAGATGGCCATTGGAGAGATCGTGTGGCTCATCACGCTTCTGGCAAATCAGAGCATCCTCATTCACAATCTGAAAAACAAGGATGCGCCCAAGGAACTGCTCACCGAGGATGTAGTGGAGCTTCTGACGACACCCCTCGACCTCGCCGGATACAAAACCGCCATTACGGAGGCACTGTATAAGGGCACCAAGCGCAATGTGGAAAGCGAGAAAGACCCAAAAAACGCACAAGTCGGGTAACAGTCTCCGATGCAGAGCTGTTTACCCGGCTTCTTTATTACGGCCTTGCCCACCTTCATCTGTCGCAGGATGAGGTGTGGTTGATGCCGTTTGGTCTGCTGCTGGATCTGTGGGAGTGTCACAAGCAGTATAACGGGCAGGCCACCCCGGCACGAGAGCATTACATCGACGATATTATCCCGGACGGCATTTGACCCATATCGGACAGCTTCACCTCGAACTTAGTCCGTTTCCGTCGCAACTTCTTTGTGAACTTTTTCGTATAGCCTTGATATTTTTCAAAAATCGTGGTATACTACGCATAGAAGTTCGGACGGTTTCGTCCTAAGTACGAGGTGAAATGCATGGTTAAACGAGATTCCTATATGAACCGACTGATCCACAGTATGTGGAACGGCGAGATAAAGGTCATCACAGGCATACGCAGATGCGGCAAGTCCGTACTGCTTTTCGATCTGTTTTTCGAGTATCTTCTTTCGCAGAACGTTTCGGAAGATCATATTTTGAAAATCGAACTGGATCAGCGGCGGTACTATAAGTTCAGAAATCCGATCACTCTGTGCGAATATGTAGAAAGCACCGTCCGGGACAGGAAGGATGAAAAATTCTATCTGTTCATTGATGAGGTGCAGCTCACCACGAAAGTAGTGGACAAGGAAAACGGCGGCATCGAGGTTACCATCTACGATATGCTGAACGAACTCAAGGCATATAAAAACCTTGATGTTTATGTCACCGGCAGTAACTCCAAAGGGCTGTCGAAAGATATCGCAACAGAGTTTCGCGGTCGTGCTACACAGATCCATGTGTTCCCTTTGTCATTTGCGGAGTTTTATTCTGCCGTGGGCGGCGACGAGCGAAAAGCGCTGGATACCTATATGCTCTATGGCGGTATGCCGAGACTTTTAGCACTGGAGGATGAGAAAGATAAGAAGGATTATCTGACCTCCCTCTACAGCGAATTGTATGTCAAGGATATTGTGGAGCGAAACGGCATCGAGCGCGAGGATGTTCTGAATGATATTCTGGACTTCCTTGCTTCGCAGATCAGTTCGCTGACGAATCCGACCAATATCGCAAATGCCATCGCGTCTATGAAGAACGAAAAAATCAATCCTGCGATGGTTTCAAACTATGTGCAGTATGTTATCGACTCTTTCCTCATTTCAATGGCAAAGCGATACGATGTCAAAGGAAAGACCTATTTCAAGTATCCGAACAAATACTACTATACGGATGTCGGGCTTCGGAACGCACGGCTGAATTACCGCCAGTACGATCCCGGTCATATCATGGAAAACATGATCTACAACGAACTTCTGCGGCGCGGGTACTCTGTTGATGTCGGTGTGGTTTGCGACCGCGCAGGCGACAGCAAGGTTCAGAAAGAGATCGACTTTGTGGTAAACGATGCAGATAAAAAAATCTATATTCAGTCCGCTTTCCGCATGGATACCGATAAAAAGGAATTCTCCGAGCTGGCATCGCTGATGCTTACCAAGGATTTCTTCAAAAAGATTATCGTTCGCATGGATGTGCCGCACAATTTTTATGACGACAACGGCATCTTCCACTGCAACCTGATCGACCTACTGCTTGGCCGGGTAGAATTGTTCTGACAAAATAACTCATATATCTACGAGGAGTGACCTTTCGGGGTCGCTCCTTTTTCATACCATCAGGCACGCTCTCATCGAAAACTTCGGACGGTTTCGTCCAAACTTCTCGGTGAAAGGGTGCTTTTTTCATGCCATCCACAAGGAGGTGACGGTACATGGCAGACAGTTTCGGACTGAAGATCGGTCTTGAGGGTGAGAAGGAATTTAAAAAGGCGCTGGCAGATATCAACCAGTCCTTCAAGGTGCTCGGCTCCGAGATGAAGCTGGTGACCTCACAGTTCGACAAAAACGACAGCTCCGCCGATGCCCTCGCCGCAAAGCACAAGGTCCTGGGCAATCAGATCGAAGCCCAGAAGCAGAAAATCGAAACCCTCCGTGCTGCGCTGAAAAACGCCTCCGATTCCTTCGGCGAGAACGACCGCCGCACCCAGAACTGGCAGATCCAGCTGAACAACGCCGAAGCCGCCCTCAATGATATGGAGCGTGAACTGAAGGACACCTCTGAGGCGGCGGATGATATGGGTGAAGAGGTCGAGGACGCGGGCGATTCCGCAGAAAAGTCCGAGAATAAGTTCAGTAAGCTGGGTGGTGTGCTGAAAACCGTAGGTGCGGCAATGGGCGCTGTGGCTGTTGCCGCAGGAGCCGCTGCCGTGAAGCTGGGCAAAGAGGTCATCGCCGCCTATGCGGACTATGAGCAGCTGGTCGGCGGCGTGGACACCCTGTTCAAGGATTCCTCGCAGCAGCTTCAGACCTATGCCGCCAATGCCTATAAGACGGCAGGCCTATCCGCAAACGACTACATGGAGACGGTCACGGGCTTTTCCGCATCGTTGATCCAATCTCTCGGCGGCGATACGGAAAAGGCTGTGAAATACGCTGACATGGCCATTACGGATATGTCCGATAACGCCAATAAGATGGGCACGGATATGTCCTCCATCCAGAACGCCTACCAGGGCTTTGCCAAGCAGAACTATACGATGCTGGACAACCTGAAACTCGGCTACGGCGGCACAAAGCAGGAAATGGAGCGACTGCTTGCCGATGCGGAGAAGATATCCGGTGTGAAGTACGACATCTCCTCCTACGCCGATGTGGTGGAAGCCATTCATGTCATGCAGGAAAGCATGGACATTGCAGGCACCACCGCCAAGGAAGCGGAAGCTACCATTTCCGGCTCTGTCAATGCGCTGAAATCTGCCGTCTCGAACCTCATCGTAGGCTTCGGCGATGCGGACGCTGACATGGAGCTGCTGTGCAACAACATGGTGGACGCCTTCAAGACTGTGGTGGCAAACATTACCCCGGTTATTGAGAACATCGTGGCGGCTCTGCCCACGGCACTGGACGCTCTGCTGACGGCTGTGGGTGAACTGCTGCCCACACTGCTGGAAGCGGTCACCGAGCTGTTCTCGCAGGTGCTGGAAACGCTGCTGTCTTTGCTTCCGCAGCTTATCCCGGCGGCGGTGTCTGCGCTCATGACCATCGTGAACACGCTAATCGAGAATCTACCGCTGCTCATCGATGCGGCGGTACAGCTTGTGACCACGCTGGTGGCGGGCATCGGAAACGCTCTGCCTACCCTTATTCCTGCGGCGGTGCAGGCTATCGTCACCATCGTACAGGGCTTGGTGGACAGTTTGCCCATGATTCTGGATGCGGCGCTTCAGCTGATTACAGGCTTGGCGCAGGGACTTCTGGATGCTATCCCCGTGCTGATTGCGGCACTTCCCGAAATCATCAACGGAATCATCACGTTTCTGTTGGACTCCATTCCGCAGATCATCGAAACGGGCATTCAGCTTCTGACCTCACTGGTGACTGCCTTGCCGGAAATCATCACGGCAATCGTGGAAGCTATCCCAAAAATCATTGACGGCATTATCACCGCTGTGCTGAACGCCATTCCCCAGATCATCCAGGCGGGCATCGACCTACTGATTTCCCTCATTCAAGCCTTGCCGCAGATCATCACCACCATTGTACAGGCAATTCCGCAAATTATCTCCGGTATCGTCAATGCACTGGTCGGGAACATCGACAAGATCATCATGGCAGGTGTGCAGTTGTTCGTTGCCCTGATTGAAAACCTACCCACCATCATCGTGGAGATTGTCAAGGCGGTGCCGCAGATCATTGCGGGCATCGTGAAAGCCTTCGGCTCTCTGATGTATAAGATCGTGGAGATCGGCGGCAACATCGTCAAGGGTCTGTGGAGCGGCATTACCCAGCTTGCCTCGTGGCTGTGGGATAAGGTGTCCGGGTGGATCTCCTCCATCTGGGACGGCATCTGCGATTTCTTCGGTATTCATTCGCCCTCGAAGGAGATGGCATGGGTCGGTGAAATGCTGGTCAAGGGCTTGTCCGGCTCCATTGAGGATAACGGTGATGAAGCGGTCAAGGCAGCAGAAGGCATGGCTGAGGACATCAACGGCGTCATGGGCGACCTTGCTCACGATATGCAGACGGCCCTGCCCACGGACTTTGATGTGAACGGCTCGATCCACTCCGCCGTGGACGGCGTGGTCGGCAAGGCGGCATCCGCTTTCAGCATTGCCCTGAACATTACGAACTTCAACAATTACAGCAGTGAGGATATCCGTCAGCTCACCAACGAAGTCATGGAAACGGCAAATCAGTTCGCCCAGCGGAAAGGAGTGGTATTCGCATGACCTATTTCACCTACAACGGCCGCAGTTCCTCTGATTTCGGTCTGCATATCGAGAAGAAGGACGTGTTCTCCGCACCGAAGTACGATGCGGAGTTCGTCTCCATTCCCGGTCGTAGCGGCGATATCATCAATCCCAACCGCCGCTTTGCCAACATCAAGGTGAGCTACACGGTGTTCCTCGCACGGAAGAATCCCGCCGCCCTTGCCTCCGTCCTGCGGGACATCAAGGGCTGGCTGTATTCCGAGCCGGACAGGTACCACGAGATCACCGATTCCTACGATGCGGAGTATTTCCGTTACGGCGTCATCTCCGGCAATCTGGACATTGAGGAGCAGCTGAACAAGGTCGGCAGTTTCACCGTGACCTTCAACTGCAAGCCCTACAAATACAGCTTTGCGGGACAGGAAACGGTGTCGGCTGACAGTTCTGAACTGACGATTACCAATCCCACTGCTTTTGAGAGCCGTCCGTATATCAAAATCTATGGCAGCGGTCTGATTCGGCTCATGGTTCAGCCGGAGGGTCAGGGTACAAGCTCCTGGGGCTTTGCCGGTGTGGATGAGTATATCGAAATCGACAGCGAACACATGAACTGCTACAAGGGTACCGTTCTCAAAAACGATATCCTTTCCGGAGAAGGCTTTCCGGTACTGAAGCCGGGAGAAAACATAATCGCCTGTGCCGGAAATGTACGCAGAGTTGAAGTTGTTCCAAGGTGGTGCTGCCTATGATTCCCGTACTTTATCCTGCAAATGCTACGACTTTATCCACCTTCGGTCTGGGTGTGCTGACGGATACCATTTCCTGCGAAATCACCGAGGAGCGAAACGGTGTGTTTGAGTGTCTGCTCAAGTACCCGGTGAGCGGTCAGCACTATGGGCTTATCACCAAAGAGTGCATCGTTAAGGCAAAGCCCAATGACACCGCCGCAGACCAGGCATTCCGCATCTACCGCATTACGAAGCCGCTGAACGGCATCGTTACCATCTATGGGCAGCACATTTCCTATGACCTTGCCAATGTGCCGGTTCTGCCGTTTTCCACGGAGAGCCGCTCTCCGCAGCTGATCCTTTCGCAGATCCTGTCGGGAGATACACGCTTCACGGGCTGGACGGACTATTCGGACGCAAAGGCATTCTCCGTCAAGCAGCCGAAAAGCGTCCGAGCCTGTCTCGGCGGCACGGAAGGCTCCATGCTCTCTCAATGGCATGGCGAATTTGAGTGGGATAACTTCACTGTAAAATTCCACTCCCATCGCGGACAGAAAACCGGTGTGGTCATTGAATACGGCAAGAACCTCACTGCCTGGGAACAGGACGAGGACAACAGCGGCGTGTACACGGCTCTGCTTCCGTATGCGGTGTATACCTCGGAAGGCGCAGAGAATGAGACTGTGGTCACGCTGCCGGAGGTTACGCTCCCCATTGTGACTTCGGAGATCGCCCGGTCGAAAACGCTTATTCTGGACTTTTCCGACCAGTTCGCAGAGAACGCCTCCATTACGGAAGAAGCCCTCCGTGCCAAAGCCAACAGCTATATCAAGGCAAATCCGCTGGGTACGACCATCCCGACGGTCAAGGTTTCCTTTGAGCCGCTGTGGAAACAGCCGGAATACTCGGCACTGCTGGAACGGGTCAACCTCTGCGATACCGTCACTATCCGGCACTCACAACTTGGTGTCAGTGTGTCCGCTATGGTCATTGAAACGGTATACGACACCCTTGCCGAACGGTACAAGAGCATCTCCCTTGGGCAGAGCAAGTCCAGCATGATTACCACCATCTCCGAGGTGCAATCCTCGGTGGACAAGGTGGAATCCACGGTGGGACGCTTTCCGAAGCTGCTCCAATCTGCCATCGGCAAGGCAACGGGACTTATCACCGGGCAGAGCGGTGGGTATGTGGTCATCCATACCACCGAGGAAAACGGACAGCCCTATGAGCTGCTGATTCTGGACACACCATCCATTGACGATGCTGTGAATGTCTGGCGATGGAATGTGGGCGGCTTGGGCTTTTCCCATAACGGCTACAACGGTCCCTACGAAACCGCCATCACGGCGGACGGACAGATCGTCGCAGACTTTATCACCTCCGGCTCTCTGGTGGCAAACATCATCAAGGCAGGTGTTATCCAGTCCCAGGACGGTTCGTCTTACTGGGATCTGGAAAGCGGTGAGGTGGTGATTCGTGCGTATGTCTCAACGGATGAGTTTGCGGAGAAAACAGCCTATCTCCAACAGAATGTGGACGGCCTCAACAGCTATGTGGCAACCCTTACCGAGACCATGGAATCGGTATCAAACGACCATGGCATACTGGAAGAGCGGCTGCGAAGCTCCGAAAGCAAAGTATCTCAGCTTCAGCACACGGTGGACGGGCTGTCCGTCACCATGCAGGAGCAGTACATCGGCGGTATCAACTATGTGCAGAACTCCTCCGGGCTGAACGGCATCACCGACGACTGGGGGTATTCCGGCACGGTGCGGACGGATGCATCTACGGATACGCAGAACAACACAATCTCCGACTCCTGCTTTGTGCTGGGGGCTTACTCCTCGCTGTCGCAGTATATCCGAGGGGTAGTTCCCGGCACTTACACGATCTCGGCTCGGGCAAAGAAAACCTCGACTATGTCTGGGTATTTCTATGTGACCTACAACGGGAACAAGACGAAGTATCTGTTCAACAAGTCCACGGCGTTTGAATGGACAGATTATTCCGTGACGCTCACGGATGTGACCGACCCTACGCTGCGTATTTACTGCTACTGTCGGGATGCGTCCATCTATCTCGCGGACATCATGATCACCGAGGGTGCGATTCCTCGAAAGTGGACGCCTGCGCCCAACGAAATTTACACGCAGGAGGTCAAAATCGACAAGCGCGGCATTGAGGTTTCCAACAGCGCATCCTCTCAGCGGACGGTCATTACGAACGCGGAATTTGCGGGCTACTACAACGATGAGGTGATTTTCACCTTGAACAAAGACGAAACCCAGACCAAGAAAACCACGGTGGACGGTGAGCTAACCGTGGGCAAGACGAAGTTCGTTCCCATGCCGACGGCGTCCGATGGGCTGAATATCGTCATTCTGGACTAAAGGAGGCAAGGCTATGGCAATGACGGGCGGCACCGCCTATCTGGTAAAATCCGAAAAAACGAACTACGGCTCCAACAGCTGGACGACCGACCTCTACATCTATGTGAAGGTCATTTCCCAGAATGTGATCGCAAACACCTCGACCATTGCTCTGGGTATGTATGTCTATTCGAAATACTCCATTGCATGGTCGGACTTCGGCACCAACGGCACTTCCTATATCGGCACGGCTACCTCCGGCTCAAACTGCTTTACCTTTACGAACGGTCAAAGCGGCAGCGGCACGAAGTGGCTGATTGAGGACAAGCAGGTCACGGTATCCCACAACAGCAATGGTACGCTGATCCTTCCGATTTACTGGCACTGGGGCGTTAACAGCCCGTGGGGTCAGTATACCGGTCCCTCCGGCAGCTACAATGTGACGCTATCGACTATTGACCGTGCTGCCCCTACCGTTACCTTTTCCGTTTCGGCCATTACCGCAAACGGCTTTAAGATTTCCGCCAGTTCCACCTCAACGGCAGACATCTGGCAGTACAGCACCAACGGCGGCTCTACATGGACGACTTTCTCCACGACGGCATCCACCAGCGCCAGCGTGACGCTTACTTCTCTCTCCCCGAATACGACCTATTCGACGGTGGTCAGAGCAAGGCGGCAGTACAACCAAGTTTACGGCACTTCCAGCACGACCAGAGTGAAAACCCTGGGCGGCGCGGTGGTAAATAGCGTCAGCACGGTGACGGCGGACAATGCAACAGCGACGATCACCCTCAATGTGACCGTGTACGAATCCTCTTATACCAATACACTGGCACTCAAAAACGGCAGCACGACGATCCTGACCATCTCTGGGCTTTCCTGGTCGAGCGGTACCGCAAACCGCACGGTCACGCTGACTGCCGACCAACGCACCACGCTACTGAACGCAATGGCATCCATGAAATCCTTTACCGGCACCTTTGCTGTCAGCTCTTTCCATGGTCAGCTACAGATCGGTACCACATCAAGCAAGGCCGCCACAGTACAGACTACGGCAGCAAACTCCGGCCCCTCATTGGATGGCTTTACTTACGCCGACAGCTATACGACCACGAAGAACCTGACCGGAAACGATCAGCTATTCGTGCAGAGCTATTCGACGCTGAAAGTAACTCCGGGTACAGCGACGGCGAAGAACGGTGCGTCCATCTCCAACTATACTGCCTCGTGCAACGGGCTTTCTTCCTCTAACACCACCGGCTCCGCTTTATCCGTTGGAAAAATCGCCAAGTCCGGTAGCGTAACGGTCACACTTACGGTCACGGACTCCCGTGGCTATACCGCCAGTGTTTCCAAGACCATTACGGTCATTCCGTATTCCAAGCCGAAGGTGTCCTCGGTGACGCTCCGGCGCACCAATGACATCGAGGCGGAGATGCAGCTTAAATTCAGCGGCTCCATTTCTGCTGTGACCGTAGACGGGATGCAGAAAAATAGCGTGGTCTATGTGCGGTATCAGTATAAGAAAACCAGCGAAAGCAGTTACGGCAGCTATACCAGCATCGTTTCCGCTACGATACGAAGTGGCACCTCGTTCAGCTACTCCAACCTTGAGCTGTGCAGTCTGGATGCAAACAGCTCCTACGACTTCCACTTACAGATCCAAGACAAGCTCTATTCTCTGAGCAGTCTGGATCTGTATTTTACTGTTCCGCAGGGTACGCCGCTCATCGCACTACGGAAAAAGAAAGTCGGCATCAACACGCCGGACCCGCAGGCTGCGCTGGATGTGGACGGTAATATTCACATGAATGGCGTCAATGTCCACGGCAAAATGGGCAGAGTGGACGGCTCGACCACCGACCTCAACAATGTAAAGACTCCCGGCTACTATTTTGCGTATTCCGCTTCCACGGCAAAGCACTTTCCGACCACCACAATCGGTATGCTGGAGGTCTTTCTGCCGGAAAGCTACTTCATTCAGCAACGGTACACCGTCTATGACGGCTCGAGGATGTACATCCGAGGAAACTATGGCGGCACATGGTCATCATGGTACACGGTGTCGCTGACCAAAGTAACATAACTTTTTCGGAATCAAGGCGCTCTGCGGAGTGCCTTTTTTCATACACAAATTCAACTTTCAAAGGAGGACAAACAACATGAAAGAATTCTGGATGACCATTCAGGTGGTGTTCGCCGGTATCGGCGGCTGGCTCGGATGGTTCTTGGGAGGATGTGACGGCTTGCTTTACGCGCTTCTGGCCTTCGTAGTCATCGACTACATCACCGGCATCATGTGCGCTGTGGTGGATAAGAAGCTGTCCAGCGAAGTCGGCTTCAAGGGCATTTTCAAGAAGATCCTGATTTTTGCCCTGGTTGGCATCGGACACATCATTGACGCACAGGTCATCGGCAGCGGCAGCGTTCTGCGCACAGCGGTAATTTTCTTCTACATCTCCAACGAGGGCGTCTCGCTGATTGAGAATGCGGGGCATCTGGGACTGCCCATTCCGGAGAAACTGAAATCCGTGCTGGAGCAGCTTCATGACCGTGCGGAAAAGGAGGATGAATAATATGGCTTACACCAACAGCCCTCTGGTGTCCTACACCAAACTCAGTCCCAACCACTCCGGACAGCGCACCCACAGCATTGACCGCATCACGCCGCACTGCGTGGTGGGTCAGTGCAGCGTGGAGACACTGGGCAACATCTTTCTGCCAACTTCCAGACAGGCAAGTTCTAACTACGGCATCGGTGTAGACGGAAGGGTCGGGATGTATGTGGAAGAGAAAAACCGCTCCTGGTGTTCCTCTTCTGCTGCCAATGACCAGAGAGCCGTCACCATTGAATGTGCTTCCGATACCACCGAGCCGTATGCGTTCAAGGATGTCGTTTACCAGACACTCATCAAGCTCTGCATGGATATCTGTAAGCGCAACGGCAAAACCAAGCTGCTCTGGCTTGGAGATAAGACGAAAACGCTGGGCTACACTCCGAAGCCAGATGAGATGGTGCTGACCGTCCACAGGTGGTTTGCCAACAAGTCATGTCCTGGCGACTGGATGTATGCCCGGATGGGCGACCTTGCCTCGAAGGTCACAGCAGCTCTCGGTGGTACGCCCTCTGAGCAGAAGCAGCTCTACCGTGTCCGCAAGACGTGGTCGGATTCCAAGTCCCAGAAAGGCGCGTATAGAGTCCTCGCAAATGCCAAAGCCTGCGCCGACAAGAATCCGGGCTACTCCGTGTTCGATTCTGACGGGAAGGCGGTCTACACTTCTGGGAATGGTGCTGCTGTCGTGAACGGCGACGACACTTTCAAGGTGCGGGTCTCCGTGCCTGACCTGAACATCCGCTGCGGCCCCGGCACCAACTATGCAGCCACCGGTCGGTTTACCGGAGCCGGAGTCTTCACCATCACTGCTGTGCAGTCCGGTCAGGGCTCCAGCTCCGGCTGGGGCAAGCTCAAGTCCGGCGCTGGCTGGATTGCGCTGGACTACGCCAAACGCGTATAATCGCATAAACCATTCTGGGCCTATGGGAGAAATCCTGTAGGCCCCTTTTTCTATTTTTGATACAAATATCCGCTCAAAACGGCCTCCCACCTTCAGTGGGAACTGAAGGATAAGCCTTCGGATTGGAGGTCGCTATGACAAACGAACAGAAATACAAAATCGCGGAGCTCCGCCAGTCCGGGTACGGATACGCCAACATTGCTGATGCGCTCGGCCTGACCAAGAATCAGGTTTCTGCCTACTGCCGCAGGGCAGGGCTCACCGGCACCAAGGCCGCTGTGGGCACGACCGATGTTCCTGCTTCAAACTGCTGCCGTAACTGTGGCAAGCCGCTGATGCAGGTCGCCGGGAGGAAGCCTCTCAAGTTCTGCTCGGACGCCTGCCGCATCCACTGGTGGAATACGCATCCGGACGCTGTGGATAAAAAGGCGTTCTACGATTTTACATGTGCCTGCTGCGGGAAGCCCTTCCGGGCCTATGGCAATTCTCGGCGGAAATACTGCTGCCACGCCTGCTATGTTCAGGCTCGGTTCCAAGGTGGTGATAGCCGTGACTGAGGAGCAATTCGACCGGGAGAAACGGTATCAGGCCAGCATGAATATGTTTCGGACGATGTTGAAAAACGGCCTCATCACCGAGGAGCAATACGCCATAATTGATACAAAAATGCTGGAAAAATATCGGCCTTTATTGGGGACATTATTTTCGGAATCTACTTGCTATTCCGGGCTTTCAGAGCGATGTATAGTACCGGAAAGGAGCTGATTTCATGCGAAAAGTAAGCAAAATCGAGCCGATTTCTCCGTCACTCCCGCCCCGCAAGAAGGTCGCAGCGTACGCCAGAGTTTCGATGGAGACCGAGCGGCTCAACCACTCCCTGTCAGCGCAGGTCAGCTATTACAGCAATCTGATTCAGAGCAATCCGGAATGGGAATACGCTGGCGTCTACGCGGACAATGCCGTCACCGGCACGAAGTCCTCCAGCCGAGAGGAATTCCAGAGGATGCTGGAGGATTGTGAAGCCGGGAAAATCGACATCATCCTCACAAAGAGCATCTCAAGATTCGCCCGGAACACGGTCGACCTGCTGGAGGCCGTCCGCCACCTGAAGGAGCTGGGTATCGAGGTTCGGTTTGAAAAGGAACACATCAATTCCCTGAGCGGTGATGGAGAGGTCATGCTTACCCTGCTGGCATCCTTTGCGCAGGAGGAGGTCAGGAGCCTCTCAGAGAACGTCAAATGGGGCACCCGGAAGCGCTTTGAGCAGGGCATCCCCAACGGACGGTTCTTGATTTACGGCTACCGTTGGGAAGGCGACCATCTGGTCGTCGAGCCAGAGGAGGCCAAAATCGTCCGGCTCATCTACGACAATTTCCTGAAGGGCCTCTCCGCTGAGGCAACGGAAAAGCAGCTGGAGGAGATGGGCGTCAAGTCCATGAAGGGGATGCATTTTCCCAACAGCTCTATTCGGGCCATCCTCAAAAACATCACCTACACCGGGAACCTGCTGTTCCAGAAGGAATACACGCTTGACCCCATCAGCAAAAAGACGCGCAAAAACCACGGTGAGCTGCCTCAGTATTTCGTGGAGAACACCCACGAGGCCATCATCCCGATGGAGACTTATCAGGCGGTGCAGGCTGAGATTGCACGGCGGCAGGAGCTTGGCGCTCTGGCTAACTGGAGCATCAACACCAGCTGCTTCACCTCGAAAATCAAATGCGGCCTCTGCGGTGCCAGTTTTGTACGCAATACCCGGAAGAACCGGGCCAAGACCAGTCAGCTTGGGGAGCGTTACACTTTCTACGGCTGCGGCACAAACAAGCGCAAGGGAGCACACTGTTTCTCCGGCACGATACGAGAGGACGTTCTCAAAGAGGAATGCGCCAAGGCACTCGGTCTGCCGGAATTTGATGAGGATACGTTTTCGGGGCGGGTGGCGAAGGTTACGATTCCGGCCACTGGCACGATGGTTTTCGAGCTCACTGATGGTACCTCCTTTGAGCATCACTGGAGTCGGAATGCAAAGAAGGAAAGCTGGACAGCAGAACGGCGCAAGGCGGTCAGTGAGTACCGGCGCAGTCGGGAAACCGGATGGAAATGCTACCACACCTTCACCCACTTCATCAAATGCGGACGATGCGGCGCAAACTATCGCTGCCAGACGCACAAGCGCGTGGACGGGACGGTAGTACGCTCCTGGTACTGCTCATCACCGACAGCGGTGGACTGCTCCAAAGTCGGCATCCGGGAGGACACGCTAAAGGCGCTCATAGCAGACGTGATGGGCCTGCCGGAGTTTGACGAGGAGCTTTTCAATCAGCAGCTGGCTTACGCGACGGTGCCCGCAGACAATGAGATTGCCTTTCACTTCCGGGACGGACATGAGGTTTCCAGAACCTTTGCCCAGAAGCGCCAGATGCCGCGTCATACCGAGGAGCGGAAGAAGCACATGAGCGAGGTCATGAAAGCGAAATGGAGGGAACGCCATGCCGAAAACGACTAAGAAGATTACCACCATCCCGGCCACGCTGACCCGCTTCACGGCTACGCCTATCACAGAACAGAAAAAGCGCCAGGTCGCCGGTTATGCGCGTGTTTCCACTGACCACGACGACCAGTTCACCAGCTACGAGGCCCAGATTGATTACTACACCAATTACATCAAGAGCCGGGACGATTGGGAGTTCGTCGATGTTTATACGGACGCAGGCATAACCGGCACCAGCACCAAGCACCGCGAGGGCTTCAAACGCATGGTCGCGGATGCGCTGGCCGGGAAAATCGACCTCATCGTGACCAAGAGCGTCAGCCGGTTTGCCCGGAACACGGTGGACAGCCTGACCACCATCCGCCAGCTCAAGGAAAACGGCATCGAGTGCTATTTTGAAAAGGAGAACATCTGGACGTTTGACGGGAAGGGCGAGCTGCTCCTGACCATCATGTCCTCACTGGCACAGGAAGAAAGCCGCAGCATTTCCGAGAACTGCACTTGGGGCCAGAGAAAGCGCTTCGCAGACGGAAAGGTCAGTGTTCCGTTCCAGCGCTTCCTTGGCTACGACCGAGGCCCGGACGGGAATCTGGTGGTCAACCGAGAGCAGGCAGTCATCGTCAAGCGCATCTACAGCTTGTTCCTGCAGGGCATGACCTACCACGGCATAGCCGATACCCTCACCAAGGACGGCATTCCGACACCCGGCGGCAAGAAAAAATGGAGCATTTCCACCGTCAAGAGTATCCTCAGCAATGAGAAGTACAAGGGCGATGCGCTCCTTCAGAAAAGCTACACCGTCGATTTCCTGACCAAGAAGACCAAGGTCAACGAGGGTGAAATCCCGCAGTACTATGTCGAGGATAACCACGAAGCCATCATCGACCCTGAAGTGTTCGAGATGGTGCAGCGGGAAATGGCAAAACGCGGCAAGGGCAAAAAGTACCACAGCGGAGTCCACGCCTTTTCCACCAAAATCAAGTGTGGCGAATGCGGAAGCTGGTACGGCTCAAAGGTGTGGCACTCCAACAGCAAGTACCGCAAGACCATCTGGCAGTGCAATCACAAATTTGATGGCGACTGCCGGTGCCAAACACCGCACCTGACGGATGAAGAAATCCAGCTGCACTTCCTTTCGGCGGCGAACAAGCTGCTGGCCACAAAGGCTGCGGTCATCGCCAACGGCAGAGAGATGCAGGCGCTCCTGTTCGACACCACCGAGCTGGAAGCGGAACAGGCCCAGCTCCTCGAAGAAACGCAGGTGGTCTCCGACATGGTACAGCAGGCCATTCAAGAGAACGCCCGCACCGCGCTGAACCAGACCGAATACCAAAAACGCTACGACAGCTTGGTACAGCGCTTCGACCGGGCCAAGACCCGACTGGAAGAAGTCACCGCCGAGATTCAGGAAAAGCAGACGGCCAGAGCCAACACGGGAACTTTCCTGAACGCCTTTGAACAGATGCCGGACGCACTGGCTGAGTTCTCCCTTGAAAGCTGGCACAGCATGGTGGATTACGCCACGGTCTACAGCGCCGATGACATTCGCTTCACCTTCAAGAACGGTCAGGAAATCCAAGCATAAAAATGCTCCCCACCATTGGATTGTTCCAGTGATGGGGAGTACCTCGTTATACAGTAAGTTCAAGTGTGCCTGCTAAATCGCCATTTGAACTACTCGATTTAATTGAATAACTGAGCTGTATAGTGTCTTTAAGCGGCCTAAGAATTATCATCCTCGACAACCATTTTGATTCTTTTGCATGTAATGAAGGAATGTGGAATGAATATACCTCAGAGTTTCCTGCTTCAGGAGAAGCTATATATCTTGATAGCTCTCGCACATAATCTTCTTCCGTATATCTCGGCTGACCATTAATTCCACTTCGAAGCATGGCATCCATTTCGCCTCGCTGATCCTCCATGCCCCAAAGCCTATCATCTCGACTGTTCTTTATATCCACAGTGTTATTCTGAGCGAGGGCCATCTCAACAAGTCCTTCTTCATAAACGTACCCCTCAACACCTTTTAGGTCATCGCAAATTAGCTCTGCCGTAGGATATATAGCTTCTGCCGTTGAATTTTCAATTTGAATAGAGATAGTAATATCGCTATCAGAAATTGAGGATTCGTTTTGGGCTGCAAGCGGAAGAAGGATTACTCCATCAAATGTCTTAAAATACGTTTCGAGCATTTGAATTCTGGCAATTGTAGCCACCATTTCGACATAATCATCATATTTCTGTTTTTCTTCATCCGTTCCGTCGTACTCACTTCCAAAACCGGGAATCATAGAAGGCTTACGTCTCAATCCGCCAAAATCAAATATTTCCATGCCCACTTCGATTCCCAAGTAAGCCATTATTTGTGCTATGGTATCTGTTTTCTCTTTTTCTTGAATAACAACAGGACTCCACTTATTAAAATCTAAAAGCACTTTGCTTGGTAGTGGAGTAAGTTCAATACCATCTTTTGTTATGATTGTTTTGCCTTGGACGCTTTTTTTCTCTGGCGCAATTTCTTCAACAGGAGGTAATTCATCAACATTCCTTACCTTTGCATTCTGGATGTTTTCAAGTAACATTCGAATTGTGTCCAGCATAACCTCTTTTATAGACTTTGCTGCCCCTGACGCATAAACATTATAGGGGATTAGATTTTTGCTAACTGCCTTTGCTTCACCACTCCAACTTCCAATAGAAATGTTAGAGAACTGAGGCCGTACTCTTTTTCCGTTTTCCATTACATTCATGACAGTATCTGCAATAATGTCCCTCAATTGCTTGCGAACTTCTGATTTTTCTCTTCCCAGTAACGAGAAATGTGTAAGCCTATGGTGCTCTATATCAAACGGAATCTCCCCATCATGACTATAATCATCGTTCATTATACAAATAATATTATCCCAGCCTACAACTTGCGTAGCATAACCAAGCTCAATCATAACATTAGCATTGGGGGTTGCCTTGAGTCTGTCTGCCTCATTTCCGTCTTTATCCAAAGGATGATATGTGGCAACTGACGTAACATCTGCTACAAACACATCGCTTTCGTCAATTTTTGAGAAAATAGTTTGTACAATGTCCGGTGAACCAGTCACTCCCTGCGTGTCGCGATCAGCATATACGGAAACCGTATCTCTCAGGCTTCTAACCGCCGCCTCAATACTACTTTCGATAAGTCCGCGCGTTGTGCTATTAGGAAGATCTGATTGCCACGAATAAAAAATGGTAAAAGTTGAATCAGCCATCTTAATATCGCTCCTTATTCTGCATCCGGGCCAGTGTTTCCAGCATATGCTTTCCAATGGATTCCGGATCGTTTTTATATGCTTCACAAATGAGCCTAAGCCCATCTGGTGTTAATATTCTACCGTTATTTCGATCTTTACACAACTGCTGGTAATCCTCCAGCTCTTTTTTTGATATTGTTGGCATTTTCATATCTCCTATATACAAAAATAGCGCCGGTCAGTAAACCGACACCCCTAACGACACCGCGACACCCCTGCGGTTATGCGGCAGCATTTTGTATCAAATAGCGAGTCTTTATTTCGAGAAATGTTGCGCTGCTGTCATGCCACAGTTCTTCCGGCAGCATATCCAGCATCCGGTTTGCCACCTCCGGCGGGGTGAAAACCTCGTCGTTGGAGAGGTTGGCCAGACACGAGAGCACATCGGGGTTATAGCTGTTCATCAT